CGACCACGCTCTAGACTCAATCTTTGATTGTCACTATCTTTTTGTCTCTCAGTAATGACTTCTTCATCAACACCTTGTTTAGTAGCGACTCTATTTTTTGCAGCAACAGGTCTAGGTAATCCACCAGTCTCATCTGACTTCTTCTTATGTAAAGACCCATGGTCTGCAACCATCTTCTTTCTATCGTCGCAATTAACATCTTCGACGTTGAGTGTTTTTGGATAATCTTTTTCACCTTTACGGGCTGGTCTTTCACCACGTTTTCTCTTGGCATGTATATTGTCCCAGAGACCTTTCTTCTTCTCTTCAAGGTTTTCCTCTCCCATAATTGCACCTTTTCCATACTCTTTTCTTATTCTATCTTTCACAATATCAAGCGCAGATTTACCCCCTTTTTTCTCAGGAGAACGCTTGTAACTCTTAGGCATAGTGGTTGCATCCTTCTTGCCTTTAGTTGGTGGAATCATCCCTCGATCTCTGAGATGGTCGTAACCTTCTTCATTCATTTTCTTTTTCTCAGGTAAACCTTTATGTTTAGTGGATGCAAAGTCTTTTGCATCAGATTTTTTTATGCTGGAAGCAACTCTGGCAACCTCAGGTGAGGCAGCTTTCGCTTGACCCTCCTTTTGAGCTTGTCGAACCATCCCGAAGAATCTTTGTTGTTTTCTCGAGACTGCGGGCATTCCTGATTATCCTCCGACAATCTGGACTTGCTCAACGACAACGTTGGCAGAACCTGCAGTAAGTTTGACTGCTTTTTGTATGACTGGGACTGTACCTGCTTCAAGTTTTGCTGAGGCAAGTGAATAATTTCCGCTAGCTCCTGATGCGTCATAATCTGTAGTGATTGTTGTATCTGTGATAGCAGTAATCTTCTTACCACCACTCGCTGCTGTTATAAAATCAGATGTGAATGCAGTATCACCGTCTGCAGCAGTCGAGATGTAATCTCCGACTACGAATCTATGAGCAGGAGTACCACCACCTAATACAGTAACAACCATAGTGGCAGCATTAGTCGCTGTTTTAATTTGAGCATTTTTCGATTTACCTACAGACAAAAGAATTGCTTCTCCTGCAGCAAGAGTTATAGCAGGTCCTGCATCAATCTGAATAGTTGAAGCACTTGCTGCATATGCACGAATCACGCCAGATTTTACAGTGATATAACCTGAGCCAGACCCTGTAATTGTTTGTGTGTCAATGACGTTTAATACTGACATTGTATTTGGATTCTCCTTACTAGACTATTTATCGCGTTGTTGTTTTAAGAATTTAGCAAGGTCAGCAGTGCTACCAACAAACATTGTATTGTTTGTAGTATTGACTTGCTTGTCTTTCTTAGGGTTTTCAATCTCGTTGACCTTCTTTTGTAGGTCTACAAGTTTGTCAGCAACGTCTCCGACATGTTTAATTAACTGTCCTGCAACCTCAAACGCACGAGGTTGGTCTGACTCTTGTGCCAACTCAAGTATACCGTCTACCGCTTCTTGACCCTTTTCAACCAATGAGTATAGATGACCACGAGTATACTCATAGTCTTTCTTTAATTGCTCTTTTGTAGATGTAGTATCAACTGGTGTTACTACTTCTGGTTTTTCTACAGGGACGATATCTGACTTAACATCGAGGGCATCCTCGATACCATCAAACTTACTCGTCTTGTCCTGTGGTTGGGTTTCTCGACTTGGCATCTGTAAACTCACTGAATATTTCGTTAAAACCAAAGTTGTCATCAGGGTCAGCAGTTAATGGGTCTGGTGTAACCTGATATCTAACCTCCCTTGTAGGCATGGTTTTATCTTTTGTATTATAATCAACAATAGCCTTCTTGATAATCTCTGAGTCTGCGTCTTGCACAGGACCGTATAGAAATGTCTTAGCTATAAATGACAAATTATAAACTAGAGTACGACGTGTGTCGTAATCTCCTTCATAAACATCTTCATAATCAATAGCAGTTAGAGTGACTGGATAGTCTCTCTTCTCACCTAAATCTGGAATCAGATTCATTGTGATGTTAAATGATGGTTGAAAGAATGGAAGAATCTGCTCTAGTATTTGTAGAGAATCATCTTGATTCTTTGCCATGATAGACAATTCAAAATTAATGTTATATGGTATTGGCATATAACTTTTTACATTGTCTCCCGCAGCTTTAGTATTACGAATGTATTGTGTAGGTGAAAGTTTTCTTGTTGCATCATAACTAATACCTTGTATCTCAAAAGATAATCTAGGTAAAGTAATCTGCACTTGGTCTTTAGTAGTTAAATCTCCTACTGCAGCTAAGCGAGTAAGAAACTTTTGTCTAGGACCATAAGCAAGAGGCACTTTCATCACCTCTGTTTTGCTACCTTTAGTGCGTCGGATTTCAATATTATTAAAAAGTGTACCGAAACCGATAACAGTCTTTTTAATTATTTCATGATAAGAATATGTCCCTAACATTATAAGGTACCTCCAGAGTTTCCAAAGTCACCGAAAGGATTACTCTCAGTGAAATCTATAATAGCATCTGCCTGAGTTTCAAGTGTGAAGTTTTGGTCTGTTTCGCTATTCATATTATTTAGTGTATTATATGTAGCAGAAGTCCATGCTGCACCAGATGTATTGCCTGTTATAGTCTCAGGAATACTAAAAATACCTGACCTATTATATACAACTAACTGACGTGTAGCGGAATTCCATGTCTTAACTTCAGCAGTTACATTTGAGTTACCACCTGTTACAATCTCTCCTGCAACAAAGTCTCCTGTGCCACCATCTGCAACGTTGACACTGACTGCATTAGCAAAGTTAACTTCAACTGCATCAATCTCTGCAACACCAGTGTTGAAGTCTTCGTCGCTGTATTCAAACAACTCACAACGTAAACCCCATACATGCACTTTACCTAACTGGTAGAATGGGACTTCGTGCTCTACGAATTGTATTTCAAATGTTTTATTTGCCATAGGCAAATGAATAAGGTCACCCTCATTAGGACGACCTTCTACAATTAATTGTGCATTATCATCTACTGCTGCAGTAAATCTTTCTCTTGAAATTATAAACGTAACTTGGTCTGATATTCTTACACCAAACTTACTAAACATATCTCCATCGCCACGAAATCCTGTAGCATCTTCAATGTATGCTTCTATTAAATATGCACCATTAAATGCTGATAGACTATCCTCTTCAAACACTGAGTCTCTATCAACTAAAGTGCGAGGTATATAATAGACATCCTTACCAAACATCTTGATTTGCTCGGTAACTAAACTACCGACTAAATCCTGCTCGCCTGTTGTGCCCTGTGTGAAAAAAGAATTAGTAGCCATTATCCTATCATATCTAGTGGTGGTGTTTCCCAAACCATTCTAAGCTCTTCATCAAGTCGTTTTAATTCATCAACTGCGTCGTTGTAAATCATTTCACCATTCAATGTGACGCCCCCTGGCATTTGCACACCAGTAAACTTAGTTAAGTTTTGACCCCACTGCTTTTTAATCTTAGCAGTAGCGTAGTCCTTAACCCACATCTGATTATATATTTCAGTCCACGTTGTAGGGTCAAGTGCCCTCCATGCTTTAATCACAATAAATGTATCTAACAATGCGTCAGTTGACCAATCAAAATCTAGATATAATCTATCTTGTACCTGAGAATATCTAACTGGTTTCTGTCCCTCCAATAGAAAATCGATAGTTTCTAAATGTTGTTTAATCATATAGTAATGATAAAACTGTGTAGATGTAAAATCATACAAGTCATTCAATCTCATCTGATATCTAATATCAAATATATTAGATGTCCCTTTATCTGTAAATGAGAATATACCTTCGATAGCAAGGATATGCTCTGGCACTTCAATATATTTGTTTGACTCTAGCCATATATCATTTCCTGCGTCAGATGTAGAGCTATAGTTTGTCTCAGCACGGTCAAGCACATCTTGTGTAATCTTATGTTTTAGATAGCATCTTTCAGCACCATCATAATGATACTGTTGAAACTTTTGTAAAGTATAATCAATAGCGTCATCTACTTGGTCATCAGAAACATTGACTTCTAAGACAGGTTTACCTAATCTACGAAGAGCGTATTCTTTTAATTCTGCTTTAGAGGTAGGAGTTGCCATTACTGTTTCTGTAGTTTTTCTAAGACTGATACTTCTTGCATTGGTGCAACATCATTCAGTCCGTTAGCATCAAACCAAGGTGCGTCTTCCCAAGAGAATCCTTCACCAAAAGTATTATCAGGAGCCATAACATACCAATGACACTTAGCGTCAGGTATATCAACAGCACAGACTGCCCAATCGTCTGCCCACTGAGGTACTTGCACATACATCACTGGTAAGTGGTTAGCAAATAATGATAGTATGAAAGAGAATATTATCATGTCATTGCTGCCACTCTAGTCT